GGATCACACCGGCCGCATGGTTTTGGTTTGTGTGATGGTTGTGAACATGTAGCTTACAGCCGGACAAAATACGGGACGGAGATTACCTTCTGCTCGTCCAGTGATAATGATCATCATGTGGTCCGTCCGAACAGGTTCGATCCGATTGTCCGCTGTGTATGGTATATCGAGTTTGGTAAATTATCCTTAGCAATGCTGTGGAATATAGCAACCTTAATTGACATTAAGAAAAGCAAGATCGGGTTTGGTGATGGCAATGACGAAACAGTGGAAGTGTTGACTGAAAAAATAAGCGGGGCGGATCGCCTGAACAGGTGGCATTTCAGTGAGTAATGATTATAAAGTATGGACCTGCAAAATTGTAGTCCCTGCAGATACAAAACTGCCTAACGGTTTTGATGCACCACCTCGTTGGGCTGCTATGCAGGCAGTCGAGGCTACTGGGATACCGGTACTCTCTTGCTTTTCTGGGTGGGGCGGTAAACTGTCCGATTCTGAGAGAGAGATTGTAGATGCTGATCTCCGTCGCCTATTGACAAACCAATAAAATGGACAGTTCTTCAAATGTACTGTATTTTAGGCATCCCAAGGATTATGTAATTATTCGTGATAGATGCGGAATATTCTATCGCTGTCCGAATGATCTGCCAATTCCTGATGATTGTAGGAAGGTGTTTTTCGACATGGAAGGATCGGTCGTAGTCTATCATGACGATGGAGGCTTAGATTCTCGGTACTGGAAGGTGCAGCGATATAAACCATAGCCCCTTGACAACCGCCAGAGTAAGTATTATCTTAACATCATGCCGATGTGACCCCTGGTTTCCTCTTTCGCCAGGCACGGCTGGTTTTCCATACCTCCTTTCTGTAGAGTGTCCCCGGGGAGAAGTACACTTCCTCCGGGGATTCTCTTTTTCTACCCATTGACAGTTTGGTAAGGATCTGGTATAATTAAAGAGTATGAGTCATAGAAGCCCCAAAAAACCGCCGGCAAGCACCGGAGACCCCAGCCCAGAATGCGTTAATAACGGTTCCACGGCCGTTGATACGGTCCATGATACCATCTGGGACCTTCCGGAGATCCAATTACCAGGTCATTATATCCCAACGCTCCGCGAAATGGAGATCGTTGAGAAGAATAAGCTGGACGTTGGTAAGGCCCTGTCCGGAGATGTCCGCGCCGAACAATCCACCATCCGGGAAGAGTCAAAAGCTCAACAAAAAGCATTCCAAGTCTGGTATAGACAGCATTTATCCGGGTTATTCAAATCAGATCAAGTAGATGCGTCCGTGGCCAAGGCCATGGGAAACGAAATTGGGACCATTCGGCGCTGGAAAACGACCTTCGGATGGGCAAAACGGCTCGAAAACCTCAAAAAAGAGGAAAAAGCAGAGGAAAAGTTACTGCTTTATGCCAAAAATGAGGCCGTTGAGCACGACAGTTTGGACGTAGTTTTGCGGTATTTGGCCTATATTCGGTCACTTGCGGCAGCGGATCTACAGCCGCATCACGTGTCAATGATGATGAAATTGGTCGAATTCGCTCAAAAAAACAAGGATAAGATGGATCCACCAGGGCAGACCATGAGTGCGTCCGGGGTTAGTTTCACGATCCAGCAAGATTAACCATGTCGTCTAATATCGTCTATAAATACAAAGATGTCCCCACCTTACTGAAATTCTCGAAAGACGATAGTCGCATCAGAGCGGTTATGGGTCCGTTCGGATCCGGTAAATCATCCGCCATGGTGATGGAAATTATGTCAAGGGCGCAGAAGCAGGCTCCGGATGGAGATGGAGTGCGTCATACCCGCTGGATGGTTGTGCGTAACAGCTACCCTCAATTGCGTGACTCGACCATCAAGACGTTTTTGGACTGGGTCCCGCCTAAATATTTTGGAAAATTCAATGACACGCATCATGAGTTCATTATCGACAAGATTTTTCTCCCAGACGGCACGCACGTACTTTGCGAGGTTCTATTTCGGGCTCTGGATCGTCCTGATCATGTGCGGAATTTACTATCTGTGGAGTTAACGGGGGCCTGGCTGAATGAAGCGCGGGAAATCCCCAAAGCGATCCTTGACGGACTGGATGGTCGTATCGACCGGTGGCCGTCGAAGCGTGAAGGCAAGGGTGGCGCTACCTGGGCCGGAATCTTCCTCGACACTAACCCTCCAGATGTTGACCATTGGTGGTATAAACTATTTGAAGACATCAAACCCGAAGGTCACGCTATTTTTAAACAACCCAGCGGGCGTGGGCCGGACGCGGAAAATCTCAGTCACCTTGCGGAAGGGTATTATAAAAAACTCTCCATTGGTAAGGATCCCGAATTTGTAAAAGTCTATGTGGATGGCCAGTACGGATTCGTCATGGATGGACAGGTGGTGTTTCCCAATTGGAACGATACACTCCATACAGCGTCTGAAAACCTGTTTCCGACGGTAGGCTTACCGATAGTGATCGGCTTCGACTTCGGGGTGAGGAACCCTGCGGCGGTGATCGGTCAGTATCATCCACGTGGGAAGATGATGATATTAGACGAAATCGTCGCCGAAAGTATGGGCATAAGACAATTCGTCAACTTGTTGATCAAGCCATTGCTCTTAACAAAATATCGTGGATATGAAGTGACTGCCACTGGTGATCCGGCAGGAACCAAGCGGTCCGATACGGATGAGCGAAGCTGTTTTATGGAGCTGAAAGATGCTGGATTGCCGGCCGTCCCAGCGAAGTCAAACAGCGTGGAAGCTCGGATCAATGCGGTCGATTCGTTTCTTACTAAGTTATCCGCCGGGGAGGCTGGATTTCAGTTGTCCCCTAACTGTAATTTGATCCGCAAGGGGTTCAACGGTGGTTATCATTACCGCCGGATCCAGGTGTCTGGTGATGAGCGGTTTTATAATATCCCCGAGAAAAATAAATATTCCCATCCCATGGACGCAATGCAGTATTTGTGCATGTACATGGATAATTCGATCCAGGTGAACAAGCAGCGGGTGATGCACCTGAGTCCTTATACGGCTCAGTCTCATGTACCGTCAGCAGCCTGGACATAGTTGCCTGCCCCCGGATATCGTGGCGGCAACACGTCGTCCTTTCCGGAAGACCCCGGGAGTCTAAGCAGGCGCCAGCCTCTCCCGGGGTACCAAACCAAGGTGCGGTGTAGGGAAGCGGTCCATCCCGTCAGTCTCATACACTGGAGATCCTGGGTTCGAGTCCCAGCACCGCTACCAAACTGAGGAAACATGAACGAAACTAATGGTCCGGTTGAGTTGCTGCCGGACGAACCATCCGCTCCATGGTGGCTGGAAGACATCGAAGACTACCTCGAATTACTCCACGGCGATGCTGATAGTTTGTGTGAACAGCATCGCAGAAAAACAAACCGTCCGGCACAATCACACCATAAGGATAATCCAAAAGTATGCCCAGGATGCCTGACCGTGTTTCACGCCACCAAAAAAGGCGGGTGTGATGCATGCCCGTTTTGTCACGGACCAATCAATTTTGTTATTATATAGGAGCCCCAAATGTTTGTGAACGTAAAGACCAATTCTGAGCTGGACGACCAGGAACGCCAAACAGGGGAAGTCGAGGATGATTCCCAGGGGGCTGAAAATTCTGAATTTCTTGACGGACTGTCCGCACTGATTGCTACCAAATGGGAAAAGGCCAAGCGGGCCAAAAAGCCGATTCAGGATCAAATGCTGAAAAATCTCCGTCAGAAAAAGGGGGATTATGAGGCGGCAAAACTGGCGGCGATCAAGTCCATGGGCGGGTCTGAAGCGTTTATCAAAATGACCGATACGAAGTGTAGGTCGGGCAAGGCATGGGTCAAGGATGTGTTGTTCCAGCCCGGGATGAAACCGTGGAGCTTGGAGCCGACCCCGGTGCCTGAGCTTCCACCGGATATGGTCCAGGAAATCGCGGCCGGGATGATGCAGGAGCAGATAACGGAGATGGTTAACCAGTCGTTGATGATGGGCATGCCGGTCGATTTCAACATGATCGAGCAGCAAATGATGTCCCAGCAGGACAGTATGAAGGAGGCCATCGATCAAGCGGTCAAGGCCAAGGCCAAGGAAAATGCCAAGAAGGTTATGCAGAAGATCGATGATCAGCTCACCGAGGGCGGATGGTACCGAGCCCTGGATCGCATGGTTGATGATGTGGTTGACCAGAAGGCCGGCTTTCTTAAGGGTCCGATCTTCCGCAAACTGAAAAAGCGGAAAATGATCCCGAAGGTGGAAGGCGGAATTAGTGTAACCTACGAGGATGTGGTCTCTCCTATGTACGAGCGCCGGTCTCCATTCGACATCTACCCGGCGCCTGATGCGATTGATGTGGATGATGGGTATCTGTTCGACCGGCTGAGTCTGACCCGGAGGATCCTGCAGGGTTTGAGAGATCTTCCCGGGTACAAGACCGAGGCGATCGATGCAATCCTGGAAAAGACGAAGATGGGGCCGTGGAACTGGTTGAACTTGGACCACGTGCAGGATCAGCTCATTGCCCTGGGACAGGATACCTCTGTGACTTATGAGGGAGACAAAATAGACTGTCTGGAGTTCTGGGGAGTGGTGGACGGCCAGACGCTGCTTGATTACGGGTTGGAACCATCATTGGTCCCTGATCCGCTGTTGGATTATGATATCTGTGCCTGGGTCATCGAGAACTACGTCATCAAGTGCATGCTGAATTACGATCCTATGGGGAAGAAACCGTTCTTCAAGGTCAGCTTCGTGGAAGAACAGGACACTTTTTGGGGATCCTGCGTTCCAGAGCTCATCGAGGATATTCAGGGCGCCTGCAATGCGGTCGTCAGGTCTATTCTCAACAATACGGGGGTCGCTTCAGGCCCACAAGTCGAGATCAACAAGGATCGGGTACCCCCTGGGGTGTCTACTGTTTTATGGCCACTACGTGTGTGGGAAACGACCGAAAGTCAGATGATGTCCACGGCCCCGGCCCTGAAGGTGTATAATATCCCACTGAATGCGGATAAATTGATCCCGGTGTATAATCATTTCAGTAAGTTAGCTGATGATCACTGTGGGATTCCGAGTTATGAGGCCGGCCAGGCCCAGGCGGGCGGTGGAGCGCAATCTACTGCGTCAGGTTTGTCCATGCTGATGACCGCGGCCGCCAGAGGGATCAAAGCTGTAATTCGTTCGATAGATCTGGAGGTTATCGCCCCGTCTATCGAATTTTTATTCTATTGGGACCTCGATAATGGTATGCTGGATGACATGATTTGTGACATGAACATCGAGGCCAAGGGATCATCGTCATTGATCGCTCGGGAACAACAAGCGGTGCGGATTAATGAGTTCTTGCAGACAACCAATAATCCTGTGGACATTGAGATCATTGGGCTGGAAGGTCGGAAAGACCTGCTGATCCAGGCCGCGAAATCATCCGAAATTAACGTCAAGGGTTTGGAAGATCATCCGATTCCGAAGCAATTGGCAGCCCCTGGAGCAGGGATGGTGGATCCTAATGCGCCGCCGGCCGGTCCCGCTGCTCCCCCGGGCCAGGGCCTCACCCCAGGTGCTCCTCTACCCGCTGCACAAAATACGGATCCTGCCGGAAACCAACCCCAGGGTCAGGCCAACCGTCTGTTTCCACAAAAATCAGTTCCTCAACAGAGGACATAAGGAGATGCTATGATTCAGCCTACTGATGATGTTTTGCACGCGATTGTTAATCTCGAAAAGTCTAACCCGGCGAGCTTCGCTGAGTTTATGGATTGGTTGAACCGTTCCTGGACCGGCCACTTACTCATGTGTGCCATCTCGGAAAAGGAGCCGCAACGGAGCTGGATGCAAGGGCGATGTCAGGAACTTCGGGACCTGGTCCAGTTTATTGCCACGGCTGAAGGACAACTGGAAGCGCGAAAGAATATTGAGACCGAGGCTGCCGAGCCGGTCGCTAACAAGTTTGATTAAGGAGGGACGTAAATGTCCACAGGATTTGGTTTATTTTTCAGCACGACAGAGCCGCTGCAGTATTTCAACGGGTCTATTACATTTACGGCCGTGTCTAAAACCATGGCGGCTACGGGTATTCACACAGGCTGGACGGTCGGCGATCAGTTTGTCATGACCGGTACGGCGAGTAATAATGGGACGTTTACCATTGCGACTCTGGGGACGAATACCCTTACGGTTAACGAGACGGTTGCTGGTGAAGGTCCGGTTTCCGGAACAATGAACCAGGAAGTCCAGGGAAGCTGGATGCGGTCTGATTTTTATTCCCGTCTGGTAGGAGCGTTCTCATTGTCGCAGAATGCGTCCATGTATAGTGACTGGTCGGTTGATCGCAGTACGGTTCTTGTAACCCTCACAACGTCCATCACGGCCGGTACGCCAGCGGCTTATGCTCAGGAGTGTATTGCCCCGTGGGTTCGTTTCCGGGTGCGGAATTCTGGGACCGATCAAACGTCGGTCAATGTTTTCGTTTACGCTAAGGGCGAAATCTAACCTCCCTGGAGAATAGGCCATGTATGTAAACAGGGTCTTTGAACCGATCCAGTCGAAGATGTATGTCTGGGATGCGGATGTCCTGGACTGGATTGCCTGGGAAGGTGGAACTGCAGGCACTGGTCCGGGTACTGATGTAGCGGTTACAAACTGGCCGGTCAGTCAGACGATTGATGGTTCCGTTACCGTTAGTGGTGTGGTTGATATCGGAAAGATGTCCGGCCTGTCCCTGCGTTTAGATGAAGCGTCACCGACCGTGATCTACATCGGAGAGGCGCCGCCGGGTGCTTCTGAAGCTACATCATCATGGAGAATTAAAAAAATGGATTCCGCTACCGGCATTTCCATCACCTGGGCCGGAGGATCCGATAGTTTAACCAATCGCTGGGACCAAAGGGCCAGCCTATCTTATTCGTAATTTTAGGAGAGACACATGGCAATCGCTGATGATTTTACAGTTGCGGTAAACGGAGATATCCGACACGCCTCTGGAACTGCCCACTATACGGTGCTTCAGTTGCACAGAATGTTACAGAACATGGCGGACGATCCTTCCGTCTCTACGGCCAATGACTTGGTGGATATCACCAGTTCGACGCCATCGGAACGCTCCACGGATAGCATTATTACCCTATTGGGGACGTATAATATTGATGATGCTGCGGCGGAATTTTTGTACGGCGGTTCCATCCGTCAGGGTTCTGGAGCTACGGAAGCGCTGTATTCAGGGCTGAAAGTTCTGGGCGCGGTGAATAACAGCCTTACCCAAATTCAGATTGTTCAAAATAACGTGCTGTACGATGCCACTCCATTCTGGGGTAATCAATCGACCGGTGGGTACAATGGAGATGCTGCTTCCGGTGTGTTGCTGCGTATATTGGTTAAATCAATGGGTACT